ATAACGTAGCTGTCTTACCATCAAGAGCAAATAACTCTTTAAAATGTACTATGTAATATTTGCCTTGTTTATGAAGTATATGACATGACTGAAATAAAGTCTTGTCTTTTCTTGACGCTACACCTATTCTTGTAAGTGTTTCTCTTACTTTTAAAAAGTCATCAGGCTGTTTGATTGTTACTTCTAACATGTCCTCTATTGACCATTTAATATTATCTACCATTACTCTCTCCCACCTTTGTATAATTTTTTCTTAATATGTTCAAGTTGTTCTTTGGTCAATAAAGTTAAGGCCTCTCTTGCCTTTTCATTGCTATAACCATAGTATTCTTTTACATACTCTAAGTCTTTCAACTTGGTTTGTGATAACCACTTACCACCAAATCGCTTCTTTTTTCTGATACTATTTATTAAAAAATGAAATTGTACCTTCTTGGATAGAAAGTGTAGACCATTCATTTCATTGGCCGGCATTAATGTATCCCAAAACATAGAAAGACAACGATTTATAATATATGGTGGGTACTTCTTTTCCCATGTAGAATCATCACTATCAAGTAGTGGTTCTTTTGTTTCGTTAATTGCTTTTAAATAATCTTTTAATTCGTACATTTAACGCTTTTCCAATAATTAATATTTTTTTCTTCTCTTTTTTTTATTATATAAATTTGTGGATACCATATTCTTTTTTTATATTTTTTAAATATAAAATCTGAAAATTCTCTATACGTTGTTATATTATTATCAAATAAAGTCATAATATCATATAATATTTTATATTCAATAGAACCATAATCATATTCTAATTTTCTTATATCAGACATATAACCATTTCTAGTTTTATATTTTCCTATAACTTTATTTGCCTTATAACCAAATGTCATATGCCCACCAGCAAATAGTCCGTTATCTAATCTATGTTTTTTTACATTTTTGATTAACTGACTATGATTTAATTTTCCTTCCATTTTATGAATAAAATTATGATGTAAAATACAAAGAGTTATTATATTATTATTTTCATCTTTTCCTCCTATAGATATAGGAATAAAATGGTGTTCTTGTAATTCTTTTGTTGAACCGCAAACTGCACAATATTTTGTTTTCATAATTTTGGAGCGGGCAGTGGGATTCGAACCCACGACCAATAGTTTGGTAAACTACTATTCTACCACTGAACTATGCCCGCTTATTATCATCTAAATTTAGGACCATGTAAAAAAATGGTTAAAGTTCTCCTTTTACCTTTTGTTATTGGCAATACTCTATGATTTAGAAATGATTTAAACATAATTAAGTTACCAGGTTTATTCAATTCTTTTACTTCATATTGATTTGTATTAAATATCTCAAACTTACCTCCTTCATATAATTCCGTAGATACATTTATTAATGCTGTCATTTTTGTTTCATGCAAATTTGATTGTGATGTGTCTATATGCCAATCATATTTTCCCAGATTATCAGATGAATATTCATTCAAAAGTATTACATCATTATTTTTTAAACCATATATTATATAACCAAATTCCATTTCTGTTACATTTATAATTTTATCAACTATATTATGTAAAAGATGTTTAACTTTATAATAATCTATTTGTTTAACTGTACTTGTTTTTTTTATATTACCTTCTAAATCTTTTGCGGAATGACTTGAAGGTTCAAAAGCATGAAAATTTTTATCAATAAAATTATTAATTTCAAATATTTCTTGTTGATTCAAAACATTTCCAAATGACCAATAATCGTACTTATAACTCATTTTATTCCATATTCATATTCTTGTTTAAATTGTTTTTTTATTATCATATTTTCTTTATGTTTTTTTTGAGAAATATAAACTCTTTTTCCTTTCCACATCATAGTACGATAATTTTCATTAGGACCTGCATGACCTGTTATTTGTGCCTGTTCATCGGGATAAAAAAAACATCTTGGCCTTGTTCTGTCTAATTCTTCTGGACCCCAAAGTGTATTAATTGTCCATCTGTCTTTTGTTTTTTTTTGTGTTCTGTTGTATAATTGCAAAGTTCTATCTAACATTTTACCATTTCTATTTTTAACATATTCATCTATTAATGGTTCTACTTCTTTACTAAACCATTCTCTATTAAAATTATTTTGCAATCTATATTTTTTAAAAAACTTATGAGCTTTTCTTTCTTCAACATTAAGTTGTGTTTCTAAAACTTCTATGTAAGCTATTACAATTAATTTTTTAGGATTTTCTGTTTGCATGCCTGCAATTCTGTTAGGTAAATCTTTAGCTTGTCCTATTTTAATATAATTTCCATCACTAATAAAATAAATACATGTTATTTTTTTCATTTAAATTTACATCCTGCCATTATTTCAGTCAAACAAGCCACCATATTAATTTCTTGATCTGCAACAAACGCTGCTTTATATTGATAACCTGCTATAATTAAAATTGCTTGAGGTATTGATTTAGATTCTAATACTGTATAAAGATTATCGTATATTTCAGTAAACAATTTACTTACATCTTTATCTATATTTTGAACCACCCATTTACGCATGTCATTAAAGTTTTTATCTTTAAGACACTTCATTAACTCTTTACTATTTGCTTCTGATAAATTAAAAAGAATACCACTATCAATTTTACCACGAACTGAATATCTTTGTAATTCGTTTATTGTTCTTCTAAAATCAGGATAATGTTTTTGTATTAACTCTACCAAAACTTTTTCATCAAACTCGATGTTCTGTTCTTTTAGAATAACTTTTAATCTATCTAAGAATTGAAATGCTGTTTTCTTTTTCTGACCATTTACAATTTTAAAATCAATTACTGTGCAACGACTATGTAATGCAGGTATAATTTTATTCTTATAATTACAAGTAAAAATGAATCTACAGTTATTAAAGAAAGTTTCAATAAAGTTTCTTAATGCAGGTTGAACGGACTCGGCGTTCATATAATCTGCTTCATCTATAATAACAACTTTATGATTGGCCTCTTTAGTAAGAGACATTGTAGATGCAAAGTTTTTAATTTTATTTCTGATTGTATCTATCTGACGGCCTTCATCAGAACCGTTTATAATAATATAATCAACACCTAATTCTTCACATAATGCACGAGCAACTGTTGTCTTACCTGTGCCTTGAGTACCAGATAATAATAAATTAGGTATTTCTTTTTTCTTAACGAACTCTATAAAAGTTTGTTTTAAGTCTTCCGATAAAATACAATCTTGTATCTTTTTAGGTCGATATTTTTCGACCCATAAAAAGTCTGACATGTAAATCTCCTTTATTAAAATTCACTATCAGGTTCTAACGCTATCCAATATTGTACTGGTTTACTTCTGTTTATAAAGTGACTAAGTTTTTGTTTAGAAATTGCAACATCATAATCATCAGGTATAATTTTAAAATTTTCTGATTTAAAATAAGCTGTAAATTCTTTGTCTGTTTCACCTATATTTAAAGAAAAAGTATTTGATGATTTATTTTTTCTATCAGTTGCAACTAAAAATATAGTTTTGCCATCACCTTTAATTGCGATATCTGATAAATTTAAAGCAACAGCTCCTTTTAATGTTTGAGAAAGATCATCTTTCTTTAAAGTAAAAGATACTGTTTTATCTGGCATATTAATACCTTTTTGAGGAGATACTAATGTTGATTTGTCTGCAAAAAAATATTTTATTTGTTTTTTAGATTTTTCATCAGATATTAAAGCATAATTTGCGCCATTAATTTTAACAACAGATTTATCAAATAATTCTACCGCTCTTAAAAATTCATCAAGCGAATAAATACCAAATTCAGTTTCAAATTTTTCTGTTACGGTTGCTTCTGCTAATACATTTTTTAAAGCAGATATTGTAGTTAATTTACTGCCTGGTTTAAAAAGAATATTGTTATTAATTTCACTAAAATTCTTTAAAATTGCCAGTGTGTCTGTACTTAGGTTCATTTCACGTTCTCCTTATCATAGTTTAATAATAATATAACATAGTGTACTGCTTTAAGCAAGTCTGCTCGGTTATATCCGTTTTTCTTACCATACCTACACAAATATTTAATTGCGTTTGCATGACAAAAATCTTTTCCAATGTTTAAAGTTTTAAATAAATCTTGTACTTGAAAACCATCTTGGCCTGTAGAATAATGTTGGCCATAAGTTGACTTAATATAGTCCAAGATTTCTTTTACAATTTTATCTTCATTATACTTCATAATTTGGAGCGGACAACTGGTACTGCCCCAATTTCTCTAACTTGGAAAGTTAGAATAATACTTTTATACTATGTCCGCAATTCCTAACCTACCACAATTCATTACTTTTGTCAAGCTAAAAATTTATCTAATGAACCTAAAGATTTGTTATTTTCATGTTGTTTTATATTCTTTAAGTTGTATTTTGCTTTTTCAAAGGTAAATGCAGGCTTTTCAATCTTTATTTTATTTTTAGGGTCTGTGGCATCCAACCATTCTAAACTATTATCTTTAGGATAATTTAATGACCAATTTAATGATGAGCCTGTTTTCATTAATTTTTTTGCTTTTTCATTTAAAGGGTAAATATATCTAAACATATAGCCTTTTATTTTTTTAATTCCTTTATGTTTCATATAATCGGTGGTAAACCAAAATAGTTTCTTTTTACCAGAGAATTTAGCATTCTCTACCAATAATGATTTAGTACTTCTAGGATGTAATTTTTCACCATTTTCCATTAAATAAACATCAGTCCAATACTTTTCACCAAAATAAAAATTAGATGCTTGATAAACATAACCACATTTACCCATTATGCCATCTGCCATTGTATAAAGAAATGAAACGGTAGGATGATTCTTTTTTAACCATTTGATTGCACAAGATATCATTTGACTTTCAGAATTTTTAGGCATATCTTCATCCATACACATTTTACCTATTTCATAATAATCTTTTGATTCTAAACCTGGAAATAATTTGTTTATTGTTTGTCTTGGTTGCGTTCCCCAACCTAAAGTTATAACACCTTTGATATTATTATCTACAAAAAATCCTAAAAAATGTTTTGTAATAGAAGGCATTACTGGTGAATAATGAAATTTTTGAATAAACTCTACTGCATCAAATCTTGTAATTTCTTTAATTTGATAATTTAATTTCATAATATATACTTTAAAGTATCACATGTATAATAGAAAGTCAAGCTTGACAATATAAAAAAACAATATAAATATATACAAATGGCAAATCCTATCTATAATACTCAAAGCGTTACAAGTTTTAAAGGTTATTTAAACTACGCTATATCTGAATTAAAAAAAGGAAAAGCTATATCATTGATAAAATCTTATTCTGGTGGTGAAGCTCTTTTGTATAATTTAAAAGCATCAATTACAAATACAAATACAATTAAAAAATTGCAATCAATGGCAAATAAAAAAACATTATCATTGATAGAATATAGAAATGGATTGAAATCAACAAAAATAGATTTAAAAGAAACAGTTAATTGGGAAGTTACCGCAGGTAATATTATGAAAAGTGGTGAAAAAATTCCTTTTGGTTATTTGGCAGAAAGTATTTTACAAGCTGCTGTTGTAGCTAAATTTACTATTAAAAGAGATGGTAGTGTATCTGCTTCTGATATTATTAAATTTTTAAAAGATTTTATTAAAAATAAATCAAACTCAAAAGCTGAAAGTATTTTGGGAGCTAAACCTCCTGCAGGTTCAAAAGCTGTGAACAAAGCATTTGAATATACAGCACCCAATAAAAATAAAAAAATAGGTGAGGATTCCGTTTATGTTTATTATTCTTTAAATGATGGAGCTTTTAGATGGTTAGAAAATAAATTATCTTCGGCAACTTCTATACCACAAGATTTAACACCATATTTTAATGACGCTATACAGTATGTAAATTCTAGTAGTTGCAAAGAACATGCTGAATATTTTTATACAAATGGTCGTAAAGATAGAATTGATATAGTATCTTTAAGTATAATGGGTCAAGGAGAAACTAAAGCTGATATATTAACTCAATACTATGAAGGTTGGTCTGGTCCAGGAACAGGTAAAAAAACTAAATTAAATTTAAATTTATCTGTTAAGATAAATCATATAGACCAAGTAGGTCAAATTACAGGTATTGATTCAAAAACTTTTTATAGATTAACTGAATATTTTGGAGTACCTCTTTCAACATCTCAAAAATCTGAAATAGATAAAAATGCTTCCGTATTATTAGAAAATACTAAAGTTTTAGCAGATGCAAAAAAACAAGGTAAAATATATGATATAGTTTATGAACAGTTAAAAAAAGCACCAAATAAAGGAATATCTCAACTTTTAAAAGGCATAGAATTTTTTATTGCTTTTAGTGCTAAAGAAGCCGAAACATTAACTGTGGTAGATATTGGTAGTGGTCTTAGAACTTATTTTATAAAAAATTTACAAAACGTTTCTAATACTTTTAAAAATAAAAAAATAAATGCTGAGGTTACGACTGGCGGTGGTGCAGGTATAACAAAACAAATAAAATATTTAATTGATGATGAAGTTTTGTTTTCTATAAATTCTAGATATACAGGTGGAACTTATAGAAACTTTATTAATACTGGACCTTTATTGAGAAATATTTTAGAAAAACCTTTATAAAGAAGGCCGAATTTTATATCGGCCTCCTTCAATAGATATTAATTATTTAATATTAATAGTCTTTGCTTTTTTAGATTCTGGTACTATCTTCTCTAATGAAATAGTTAACAGGCCGTCTTTTAATTCAGCACCATTAACTTCTACATCATCAGCAACAGTAAAGTCTCTTTTAAAATATCTTTTAGAAATGCCTCTAAACAATACTCCTTCGTTGTCCTTTACTTCTTGTTCCTGTTTATCTTTAACAGATTCGATAGTTAATATACCATTTTCCATAGTTACATTGATGTCTTTTTTATTAAAGCCAGCCAATGCTACTTCTATGTTATATTGATTATTACCAACCTTTACAATATTGTATGGTGGGTAAGTAACGTTAGATAAGTTACCATCAAACATAGATTCGAAGTGATTGAATATATCATCAAATCCTACAGATAATGGTCTTAGTTGATTGAATATGCTTAATGCTCTATTTGTCATTTTATCTCCTTTTGTTAAGCAAGTTAAAATTGAAAGCCCACTATTGGCACTTTCAATATTATTTATATAGTTATTAAACTATATTTGTCAAGTGGTGGTTTGTTTATCACGGAGTAAACCACCAAACACCGATTTACGGTTCTATTGGTAAGAACCTAACCTTTAACGCCGTATAGGTCTTATGAATTGCCTATACTATAATATATATACAGGTTCAATTAAAGCGTTAAACTAGTAACCTCTTATATCTCTTAACATCTTCTGTTTTTTTAAAAAATTAGCTCGCATTTCTTTTGCTTTTCTAACTCTTTTTTCAGAAGGCTTTTCGTAAGTCTGTTTCATTTTGTACAGTCTCATTACGCCTTCCTTCAGAAGTTTCTTTTTAAGAATACGCATTGCCTTTTCGACATTGTTATTCTTAACTTCAACTTTAAGTCCCAATTAAATATACCTCCTTAAAGGGTTAAGAGTGGCCATTATTGGCCACTCAGGACTATTATTAATGGATTTTGAAAAAGTAACTAATTATATAGCTACTGCTTCCTCCTCACCATTATTGGAATCTTGTTGAGATTGAGCCTGTACTTCTGCTTGTCTCTGAGATTCTATGATTTGATCAGCAGTAGCTCCGGCATCAACTTTAGTGTATAAATCTACAAATGAAGTTTTAGTATCTTCATCAAATCTATTTGTACACAATTCAATTGCTTTAACTTTATTACTAAAGATAGAGTAAGCTTGTACAATATGTACTAATCTTCTGGTAGATATAATCTCATCTACACCACCATCAAAGTAAGTTTTTCTGATAACATCAGCCCACGTAACAAGTTTGTTTACGTAATTGGCATCTTTTTTACCAGTAGCTTCTAAAGTATTGTTTAGAATTTTTTCCTCAGTTTTAGCATTTGGATATCTTT